CGCCGGTTTCGCCATGCAGCAACACAGCATCGCAGTAGTGCTGCACAATGTTGCCACTGGTCATGTTGATATTATCGTAGCCATATTTTGCGATGGTCTCGCGGGCCTCGACGGCGCTGCCGTCTACCGCGCCCTTCAGAATTTGCCAGGCGTGGTTGACCGCCGGCCTGCGAACGCCCTTGTCGTAGAAGGTCGCGCCGTCAGGCTTAGACGGGTTGCTGTGGTGGTAGTAGTTGTGCCGCGACGCCCAGTCGGGCGTCAGGTCGAATGTGTTTTTTGCGGCCACGTTGTGCCCTCCCAGGATCACGATCCGAAAAGACTACGCCAACTTGACCGTTGATGTCAATTCATCTTTGTGCGACACTTGCTGTCCTTGGACGTACACTAGAGAGGCTAACATGCAGCTAGATGCTTACAGACGTGCGCGCGGACACACATATAAGGAGCTGGCGCGGCTGCTCGGCGCGTCACACGCCGCCGTCAGCCGCCGCTGGTGCCTGCCGCCCACAAACAGGGATCGGATGATCCCTGCCGAGGAGTTCATGCACCGCATCATGGTGCTGACTGCGGGCGAGGTAACGCCCAACGACTTCTATGTGACTGATCCCGGCGACGATGGCCAGCCCTGAGTACGATCTACACGTCACGGCTGTCGCCTGGCTGCGCGTTGTTCTGCCGGCAGGCAGCCTTGTCCACCACTCCCCCAACGAGGGGCGGCACAACGTGCAGTATCGCCGCAAGCTGGCCATGCTCGGCATGCGGCCTGGATGGCCAGACCTGCAAATTGTCGTGCCGACGACGCATTTCTTGGATGGTGTGCGGCCAACCGGCGTCTACATCGAGCTGAAGTCTCCAAAGGGCCGGCTCTCACCAGCGCAAAAAGAAGTGATAGCAGCTCTTGTTGCGGCCCGGCGTCACGTCTGTGTCTGTCGGTCGATGGATGACGTAGAGTCTTTTCTGCGCAGTTTGCTGAGGTTACGCTTGACGACATGGTGACCAAGGACGCATCCGTGCTCGACGACGATGGCGACAGCGACGCCATGCGCTGCGAAGTTTTGTGGGCAAACGTCATCGCGCGCGCCTGCAAAGACGCCACCTGGGACGGCGTAGCTGGTCGCGCAGGCGCAACCAGGGACAGAGATCAGGCCAGGGCCTGGCTCCTGTCCAATTCAGTTGATCTACATCTCGTATGCGACCACGCAAACGTAAATACAGAAAGGGTAACACTATGGGCACGACGGTGCGAGGAAACGGGAAACTGGGCGTCAAGATTTGCAGTGGACGACGAAAAGCCGCACTCACAACAAGGATAGAGGAGGTTGACGCGGCAATCTACCGCCACGTTGACAGGCTGACAGACCTGCGCGAGGTGAAAAAGCGACTTGCTCTTAGGCTCGCCGCCACCATAGGCGACGATGAAACAGAGACCAATCGGTCGCGCATCAAGCGCCTAGTCGTCGCCGCCACGAACGTGAGCTGGGCGCGCATCGTCGGACGGCAACGATCTCGGCAGGTCGTCGCAGCGCGGTGGCTGACGATGCACATGCTGTATGAGGCTGGATACAGCCTGTCAGACATTGGCCGCTGCCTGAGCAAAGACCATTCGACTGTTTTGCATGCCAGGGATAGCTGGCCGGCGTACTACACCGACCCAATCAACGCCGACGCAGCCGCCACCGCACGCGCATGCTGGCACGCATATTACGCCGAGAAGCTGTCATGACGCATGTAAGTTTTTGGCGACAGGCGCGTAATGCCGCCGATAAAACAGGCGAATGTACCGACAATCGCACGATAATGTGCATAAATAATCGTGGCCCATATATGGCGGTTATCTCCCATCGCCGGCGTTGTCTAGGGCCTGAAAAGGCCCATACGGTGCGCATGTGCCACAGTGTTGCTGGAAAACATCTTGACACGCAAAAATGAGAGGCCCACTAGTCTAGCTAGGTCATTATATGACCGTGCGTTCTTTGCCGGTCTAAGCGTCAAGTCTCCGCAGCATAAGCAAGCTACAAAAGAATCTATTGATTTAACTATCCAGCGGCTGGCCAAGCGAACAAGCTACAACTATCGCCAAGCAATCGCACGCAGACAAGCAGACGAAAGCGGCGAGCTTTTGGTGAGGGTTATGCGCTACCTTACGCCTAGGCTTAGCAGGTCTAATCTCGCTGACGTCTATGCCGCGCTGCTGGAGATGGATGACGATGACCTATCACGCTTCGCTCGACAGTACGGCTGGCAGGCAAAGACTGGGCCTTGATTACCCGACGCTAAAGAATATGGACATGCCAGGCCTCGCCGGCATGTTCGTGGAGGCTGCCGAGACTAACCGCGCCATGCCAGCTGCCCATCGCCGGCAAAAACTGAACAGCTGGCCCGAATACTCACATGACTGGCTGAGTTACGCCGATGATGAGACGCACGTCACCATCAGGCCGTCAGCAGCTGCCGTCGATAGATGGGAGGTCTGCATATATGTCAGCAGGGAGGTGCCGGAAGCCGACCGGCGTGTGATCTGGATGGTCAGCCTATCAGCTGCTTACAGGGATCGCGGGCCTAACTGGCGGCGGCTGGGCAGGCTTCTGCATATGGATGGCAGGACCGTTAAGCGCAGATACAAGGATGCGCTGATGGCGCTGTACTACAGCATATGACCGACAGTACCTGACCGGACAGACACGCGCACACCCCTAGGGGGTGTGCTTGTCTGTCCGTCTGTCCTGCAGGCACAATAAATACCAGAAAACAGCCATTGCTGACGCGCCAGACCGGACAAGACGCCTTGTCTGGCCTTGTCCGGTCTGTCCGGTGTCGTTCGGGGACGTTTTTACTTAAAATAGTCTTGTGCGTTGCGGATTCTCAGCCCTTACCAGTTCGCTGGCCTTGTTTTTTGCAAACGTCCGCGCCTTCGCGTATGCATTGCCGCCGATTGCTGGGGAAAACACCTCCTCTCGGCTGTATCCCCGGAGGCTGCCTACCACAATCGGGTAGGCCACGACATAGCTGCCCGATTGCCTTCTTATGGTGATGCGCTGCCGCATTTCACGGTATTGCTTGCTAGGCATCGTTCAGTCCTCCATCTGCCAAGTTATGCTGTTGCCGTCCGCCTTTTTCCGTCCGCCGCCGTCCAGGGCGATCCAGTTACCGACCAAAACGCCAGTGAAATCACGCTCGCCAACCCGTCGCGGGTGGCGGCGAGATCCTCCCCAGACCGTATAGCTGCCCGATACGCGCTGACCTTTTTCTGGCACCGACTTGGCGCTGGCTGCGGCCTTGGCCGCGTCCTGGTCTGCGGCGTCCATGTCGTCCCAGGCATCAACCAGATCGGCGGGGTTATAAAAGTCCACCTCGTTGTACCAATTCCCGCCGGAATGGTGCCATTCACTGGCGCTCCAAACGCCGGCCTTGGCCAGATACCGGGCCAGCTTCACCGTGCCGGCCCAACCGGCAGCTTTCAAGTCGCCGCTGGTGATTTGGCTTATAGGGAATCGCCCGTGAATGTAGGCGACAACCGCGTTGTTGCTCATGCCGTGTTCGTAACTATATCCGGTCATTTCTTCGCCCCTTTCCGGCCCGGTCGCTTTTGATATTCCTGGCAAACTTTCTTTTTCAGGGCTTCGCGCATCTTGTCCTCAAAGTCAGCGTTTGGCCCCATAACAATAACGTGATCATCGAACCAATCCATTGACTGGACTGTCCAGCTCTTTGATGCCGCGTTCGTCGTTTTCTTGGTCATTTGGTTTCCCTCTTTTCTTTTTCCGGCGAAATTGCCGCCAATGCGGAGTGTTTAAACGCACTCCGCATCAGGAGCGATTCCCTAGTTGTTCCAATGTTGCGCGACATATGCGGAGTCGCTTTGATTGCGGCGCGTGACGTGGGCGATGGCGTCCGCCGTCGCTTGTTCTGCGTCGATTGCATCCAATGCCGCCGCGCAATGTTTCCGGGCCGTTGCGCCGTACTTGAATTTGTCCGCGCTGTCAGCGACAACCGTTCCGGCAAGATCAAAGATGGCATAGCCAAACTCGCGGCGGTAATCGTCGAAACCGCTCTTTTGAGAATGGACAACGACAAACAACCGACCGTCCGCCACGTCATAAGCGCTCAAGACGCGTCCGCCGAAATATTGAAGCGTTCCATCGTCAACGAAATGCGTCCGGCCCGCTAGGTTCGCTTGTGCATTGTTTTTGGCCTTGTAGCTGACTTGCTGATATTTTTCGGTAATCATGGTTTTGTGCCTCTTTTGTTTGGGTTTCGAAATCGACCATGTAGCGGCCGTGTATGGGCTGGCCGAAACCAGCCCATCCAGAGTCGCTATTCGTCGTATTCGGGCGCCCACTCGTCCGCGTCCTGGTGGGCTTGTTGGGAGTATGCGAACGGCCCGGTTTGGTCGCTGTCAGGCAGACAGCCGGGCGAAACCGCCCACCAATACCAGCCCTGCGCCAGTTCATCGTCGCTATGGTCGCTTTCGGCATAGCCGGGCTCTTGCCAAAATACCTCGAACGAGCCGTATGGCTCTTGTGTTTCGTCGGTGTGGAATTGGTGATAGCCAGCGTGGCTATCGTAGACGTTCGACTCTTCGATTCTGACTGTTCCGATAATCATGCCCTAAGCCTCCATGTCCATGTTGATCTGATCGGTGGGGCAAATTGGCTCTCCACCGATTGCCAGCCATTTGCGGGTCACACGCACCGTATATCCGCAATCCATGCAAACGCATTTGATCATCCGCGTGGACTGCTTTTTGACGCTGGAATAATCCAGCGTGGCGTGTGGATAATCGCCGACCTTTTCGAGCATCGGCGCAACAGACCGTTTAAACGCATCCCCGCCCTTCGTGGCGGTCATTTTGCCTTCCAGGCCGATTGCCTTGGCGACGCTGCGAAACGGCCCCTTGTGACCCGCGTCTACACCGACGGCGGCATGGGTCAATTCGTGCGCCAGAACGTCGGCTACCCGCTCCGGGTCTGATAGGCTCATGCCCACTATGATCTCATGCGTATTGTCCTGTGAACTGGCGGGCGCGAAACATTGCCCTAGCGTCTTGTTGCGCGCACCAGCGCCTTTGGATGGCCAGCCGCATGTAAAGCGGATGTTGGTGGGAATGGGATAACCCAGCGCGTCAAACATGGGCCGCATTGTATCGGCCAGCGCTCCAAGCCATTCCTCACGTGTGGTGTATGTCATGTGTTTTCTCCCTATATTTCAATCTGGATGAATTTTCCGTGGTACTCGGCCTCTATGTAGGCCCCTAGGTCGGCTTGCCGAAAATCGATGCAAAAGCCGATGTTCTCGCAAGCCGCCTTGGCGCGCGCTGTTGAAATATTGGCACAGGCCCAGTCGTAGAGAATGACGGTCGCGGCGGCGTGGTCTAGCTCGTCTCTGGTCATGGCCTGCCGCCTACCAAAACATCGGCGAAGCGAGTGCCACCAACGCGGCGGCTGAGTAGCCTATTATTAATGCGGCTTCTATCATTTTGCTGTTCATAGTTTTGACCCTTTCTGTTGCGGCGTGGTGCCATGTCACGCATAATGGACCAGTTGACAGTATGTGTCAACAGGGTAAATGCTAGGGCGTGTTGCGAACGTCTCGAAGTGTGCTATAAATACGACACGCTGGACGGATTCTACCTCCCGCCGCCAGCAAACTGCGGGGCCGGCATGCCGCCACACGCTGCCGGCTCCGCTTTTTTAGAGGCCTCATGTCGAACATTTCAACCAAGAAGATGCAGGCGATCTCTGACCTGCTGGCGACGGGCGAGAGCCTGGTCAGCATTTGCAAGCGCAAGAATATGCCGAGCTATGCGAGCGTGACGAGAGCTGTCCAGTCCGACGACGACCTGTGGGACATCTATAGACGAGGGAGAGTGCTGCAGGCCGAGTTTTTCGGCGATAGCATCAACGAGCTGGCTAGATCGCCGCTGCCCGACACGCTCGATCCGAGGGTCGTCAACGCTGAGGTACAGCGTCGTAGGCTGGAGATTGACAGCTTGAAGTGGACGCTGGCCAGGATGCAGCCGTTCGGTCTGCGGGACAAGAAGTCCGACGGCAACGCCAACGCCGGGGCCATTACGTTAAGCTGGTCGAGTGGAGAGGTCGAGGTATCGACGGCTGACGATGTTGGCGATGGCGATGGTCAGGTGATCGCGCTCAGGCCTGTGCCGTAGCGTCTCGTCCGGTGTTTGGCGCAGCCGGGTGAGCCAGCTACGCGCGCGACCAGCTCGACCAGGCCTGGCGTTATTCTTGGCGGCCTGGCGCGCTGGCCACGGCGGCCGTTATGCAGGTACAGGCGGCGTGGCGTGAGGCCGCGCTCCCCCGGCAGGCGGACAGACAAAGGGCGCAGCTGGGGCGGGATGTATGGCCGTATTCCGGGATCGAGGCCCCCCCACCCCCCGAAAGCGCGCCCGCAGCTCTATTGTGTTATACTATCCCGACAACAAGAGGCTCACACGCATTGACGAATGTCTCCATCCCCTACACACCCCGCCGTCTCCAGGCAGAGCTGCACGCCGCGCTAGATAATTATCGCTGGGCTGTGGTGGTCTGCCATCGACGGTTCGGCAAGACGGTGATGGCGATCAATCATCTGCTGCGGCATGCTATCCTGTGCAAGCAGCCCAACCCGCGTGTGGCTTATATTGGGCCGACGTTTCGTCAGGCCAAGATGGTCGCCTTCGACTATTGCAAGCAGTTCGCTGGAGATATACCTGGCGTTAAGTTCCATGAAACGGAGCTGCGCGTTGACTTACCAAACGGCAGCCGCATACAGCTCCTCGGAGCAGAAAATCCAGACAGCCTGCGCGGCATATACCTAGACTTTGCTGTGTTGGATGAAATGGCCATGATGCCCGAGAACTTGTTCCCAGAGATCGTCAGGCCGGCGTTATCTGATCGCAAGGGCAGCTGTTTATTTCTAGGCACGCCGCAGGGCCACAATGCGTTCTTCGACCTCTATGAGCGCGCTGTCGCCGACAAGGCCTGGTACACGATGGTTTACCGGGCAAGCGAGACTGGCGTTGTAGACGCTGACGAGCTGGAAGCTGCGGCGTCCATGATGACGCAGGACCAGTACGCGCAAGAGTTTGAATGCAGCTGGGTGGCTAACGTGCCTGGCAGTATCTACGGCAAGGAGATGCAGGCAGCCCTTGATGACGACCGCATTGGAGATTGCCCGTATGATCCGTCGATGCCGGTCGACACTTGGTGGGATTTAGGCATTGGCGACAGCACGGCTGTGATATTTACACAGCAAACGCGGGGAGGCTCTCTTCGCGTTATCGATTGTTATGAGGCCAGGAATGAGGGCCTACCGC